GGCAAGGAATGCTGCTAGATCAGGGCATGAAATACCAGCCTCTGGATATGCTGACGCTGCAAGATACTGATTGTGCCAAGCTAAAAGAACAAACTATGAAGCGCATTTGCGGTTTGTTTGGCGTGCCGCCTGCCATGATTGGCATTGCCGACCAGAAATACAACAACACTCAGACAATGCTGGATGAATTCTATAAATCTAGTATGTACCCGCTGATTGTCAATGTGCAGCAAAAGCTAAAGCAGCACCTGCTTGTCGGCTATCCTAATTTGTGTGTAGAATTTGACACACGGGCATTTTTGCGTGGTTCACCAGTAGATCAAATGAATTTTTCGGTGGCTGGGGTAAACGCTGGCATAATGACACAAAATGAGGCACGGGAATATTTAGGCATGAAAAATATGGACGGTGCAGACGAATTGAAAGCAGGAAAGCCTAGTGATACAATTCCCGGCAGTAGTCCACAGGATACTGGGGGCGGTGGTGGTAACCAAACCAGGAAAATGAATCTTGGCAAATAAACCGCCGCACGAACTGGCAATGCTGCTTGCAAAATTCAAGCAAAAAAAGCCGCAGACAATACACGACATGGACAAGACCAAAACTAACGAGGTAATCCATGAACGAAATGCTAATCGTCTGCGAAGCAAAACTAAATCTAAACCAGCAACCCGGCACAATTGAGGCTCGGGTCACAAGCTGGGGGCCAAGAGAAGGCGCAGACGGGCGCAAGTTTAACTATCAACCCGAAGGTTTTGCAGATTGGGCCAAGCAATTTGAGGCAATGGGCAGGCCGCTGCCAATGTTTGTCAATCACTCAGCAGATGCCATTCCTGTCGGCGAGTGGATGCATTTTGAGTTTGACGATACCGGCATGACCGCCAGCGGCAGGCTTTTTATGAACACCACCCAGGGCAGCGACCTTTACAACGTAATGAAAGAATCGCCAGCCATGTTTGGCGGTGTTTCTGTTGGCGCATATGCGGAAACATATCAAATGGTAAACGCTGAAGGCGAACCCGATCAATCTGAAGAAGGTTATTTTCAGATTACCAAGGGCGGCTTGCGGGAAGTTTCTGTAGTTATGTACCCTAATAACCCCGAAGCCTGCGTTAGCAAGCTGGAATATTTTAGGCCCGATGGGTCTGCAAATTTAAAGATTTTGGAACAAAGCCTGCGTGATGCTGGACTGTCCAAGAGTGATGCGGTTGCCGCTGCATCGACTTTCAAACGGGTATTGGAACAGCGTGATGTTGTCCAACTGCCTAATGAAACTGCGCCGATTCAGAGCGATTCTGATGCGGAGGCAACCATACTCGCCGCCCTTGAGCAGCGGGAATTACTGCAAACTTTGTCTAACCGTCTAAGGAAATAATCATGTCGCAAATTATCATTGAAAAACTCGACGCTATCGAAGCCGCCAATGCCGCCAAGATTGCCGAAGTTACTAGCGCAGCTACTGCTGCAATTGACACTGCCAAAAATGAAATGGCTGAGAAAATCTCGGCACTTGAGGCAAAAATCAGCACGCTGCAAATGCCGCCTGTCATCCGCATTGCCAAAACAATCCGCACTGACGTCAATCGTTCTGTTCGTGAGCAATTGAAATCGTTTTATTCTGCAAACAATCGTGTGGAAAAAGCATTGAAGATTTTTGCTGATGAGAGTCAATATCTGGCCTACATGAACGAAGCCAGTGCTTTGACCGGCAGCGGCAATGGTATTGGTGGACGAACAGGCTATGACCCTGTGTTTGCAGCAATGCGCCTAGCTAACCCTATGCGTGGTTTGAGCCGAACCGTTGTGACTGATGGCTCTAGCTATCAATTTAGAAGCAAAACCGGCAACGCTGGCGCAACGTGGGGCTACACCGTTCAAAACAACGGCGGCGCAACCACCCAAGATATGAACATCTGGCAATTGGTGCTGCAAGATTTGAACGTGCAATTCCCAGTTCGCACTGCTGCGCTGGACGACATTGACGGGCTAGAAGGCACTATTGTTGACGATATGCTAATGGAATTTGCACAAGCCGAAGCACTGTCAATGATTCAAAACAGCGATCAAACCAACTCGCCTAACACTTACGGCGGCACATCTGGTTTGCGTGGTCTAGATCAATACCCTGGCGCAAATGCTACGTATACCGGCGGCACCACAAGCGCAGCAGCATACGGCACTAGCGGCACAGGCTCTGCAACCGGCCTGCACAGCATTGCTACCTACGATCAGATTACAACCAACGCTAACACGGTTGCAGCAAATAACATCAGCTACAAAGACGTTATCAATCTGGTGTATGCCCTGCCGCAACAGTACTACACGACTTCTGCCTGTTTTATGATTAACCCAGTGTTGCTGCAAGCCATTCGTGGCCTGCAAGATACAAACGGGCGTCCAATCTTTAACAGCATGGAATCGCTGAATGCAAACGGCATCATTGGTCAACTGCTGGGCTTTGACGTTGTGATTAACAAGTATCTTGATAATCCGACTCAGGCAACTGCTGGCAGCGCAGGAACCACATCGTTTTACCCAATGTACTTTGGCGATTGGCAGCTTGGTCACAGCATTATTGATCGCATGGATATGGTCATGCGCCGCTACGATCAGACACTGCCTGGCTCGATTACGTTTTATGGCGAGAAACGGCTTGCAACCAGCATCCGTGACCCGAACGCCATCATTCGTTATCGTTCCACCGGCACATCGACTTAAGTTGCCATTAGCAGGGGGGGGTTGGACTTCCCCTGCCTTTTTTTAACATTCGGGAAAATCAAATGACTACAGCACGCATTTTGTCGGGCATCAAGCAAACGCTGCACGAAGGTCATGCAGTCAAAATTAATTTGACCGAAGCATCTGCCCTCACTGGTTCTGGAAACGGAATCGGTGGGCGCACGTTTTTTGATAACGCTTTTGCTGCACTGCGATTTGCAAATCCAATCCGAGAATTGTCTAGAGTAATTCCTGCGTCTGGCTCCAGCGTGCAATTTGTTGCCAAGACAGGTAACGCTGCAAACAGCACAAACCCTTGGCTGTACGCTGCAACGCCAAACACTGGCTCTCCAAATATTGCTACTAGCATTTGGCAATTGCCAACCCGTGTCGTTAGCGCCAGCCTGCCCGTGCGAACAGCGGTAATGAGCGACATTAATTATTTGAATGAAACGATTGTTGAAGACATGATGCTTGAATTTGCTCAGTTGGAAGGTGCCAGCATGGTGCTAAACAACGATCAAACCGGCTCAAGCACAACCAGCACGGGTAGCACAAATGGCCTTCGTGGTCTAAATTATTATGCAAGCGGATCTGCTGCGTATGGAACATCTGGCACCGCTATTACAGACGGCATCCACACTTTGCTGACGGTATCGCAAAACGGCGCTGCAATTGTGTACGACGATTTGGCGAATTTAGCTAAAAGTTTGCCAGCACAATATTGGAATCTGCCAGGCACTGCATGGATGATGCACCCAGACACAATTCACGATTTGCGGCAACTCAAAGCAGCAACTAGCGGTAACGCCAGCAGATTACTGGCAGAAACAGGCGATGATGATGGTGGTGCAGTAGCAAACATTTTTGGCTGGCCTGTAATTGCAAACCCGAACATGGAAACTATTGCCGCAGGCAAATTTACAATTTACCTTGCCAACTGGCCAAGGTTTGTAACCATTGCGGACGTAGAAGAAATGACTGTGCAAGCAATGGAGCAAAGCGCACCAGGGTTTATTACTTTGTACGCCGAGCGCCGAATGGTGTCTACTGTGCGTGATCCGTTTGCAGGCGTGCGCTTGGTTGGAGTCTAACAATGTCCAGCGAAATCCTTGGCGCACAAGGTGGGGCAACCCGCAACCCGTTTAACTATTCAAAAGTTGAGCAGTTAAATCGGGATGTGGTAACGCCTTGGCTCACGCTGGACGAAATCACGCAGCAGCTAAATTTATTTAATGACGAAAGCCAAGACACCTATCTAAGCAGCTTAGAACTGGCGACTAGGTTTGCCATTGAAGACTATCTTGGAATGTCAATATTTTCCTTGACGTATCGGGTTTGGTATGGCGCACAGGGAACCATTACCGCACCGATGGCGTTAGATTTGCCAGCAGTCAGCCAGAATCAATATCCTACGCAGGCAGGGATAACAATCAATTCGGTTGGCTACTACAACAACAACACACCTCCGACACTGACGCTATTAACTGCATCAACCTACTACTACGATGCAAGCGGCAACCGGGTTATTCTGACAAGCCTGCCCACGATTACCAGCGACATGGCAAACCCGATTGTTGTGCAGTACACCACCGCACCTAACCCGCTACAAACGTATCCAGCAATCAAACAAGCTGGCCTGCTGCTGCTTACGCATTTGTACAACCAACGCAGCAACAGCACTGAGGCATCGCTAAAAAATATCCCGTTTGGCGTAGACACGTTGCTCCGTCCGTACAAAGAATTGGTTATGTAATGGCGATTGCACGTTTTGAAAACATTGCAATCAACAATCTAACCTTCAGCCTGACGGCTTTTGGTGAACAAACCACGACTACGACAAAATGGTTTGACACTCGGGCAACAGTGTCGGCTGTAGGCAACAATTTAAAAATCTCGGAAAAATATCGGCTGTACGATAACCTAGTGCGGTTTCGTTTGAACTACACGCCGCATATGCAGACAATAGCCAACGCCCAGCATTTGTTTTCAATAACTTACCGAACGCAAGATTGGCGCATCAATGATGTGCAGGAAACAGACGACCGCATGAGCGTGTTAATAATGGCTTACCGAAATGACCCGGTAACTGCGACATGACCGCACAGCAAAACCCCGTTACGTATGCCAGGGCCATTCAAGCGGCCTTGACTACTATTGTCACGCCCGTCCCTGTCTACGCAACTTTTAACCGCAACTTTGCTACCGAGCCGAAATTTGTGACATGGATGCTGCGAAACATCCACCAGCCCGTTTACACCGGCATTTATCAAACTGTCAAGGGAATTGATACGCCGGTATTTCAAATCAGTATTTTTACCCAAGTAATTGAAGACGGTTTCGCAATCAGCAATCAGATACTACAATCGCTTCATGGCTACTCTGGATTGTTTGGCGGTGCAACTTACGGCATACAGATTAGCAAGGCCGATGTGCAATGGCTTTACAACACATACGACAATGATGAGAAACTCGGACAAGTAATCTTAGACTGCACATTAGATATCCCTACCTGATAAGACAATAAATTTTTTACCCTCTCAACAAAGGAACTTATCATGGCTCTCCCGACAAAAGTATTACCCGGCTTTTCTGCCACTTTGTACGCTCAACCCAGCGCAACGCCTACGCCTATCACTACGGCAAACTTGAGCGTTTTGGGCAGCATTTCTCCGCTTGCAATTAGTGGCAACGTAGTGCCGGTAGAAGCAATCCCAGCTTTTGGGCAAGACGATGCCGTAGCATCTTTCATGGTGGCTGGCTCCCGTCAATCCGACAAAATTCCTGTGCAATCAGCGCCGACAAGCATGACTATTTCAGCGGCTTGGAACCCAAGCGATACCGTGTTGCTGCTCTTGCGCGGCGATGCCTATAACGGGACTATTGATCGCACCTACGTAATTGCCGCAACTGATGGGACAAATACCATTTATTACGCATTTAATGGGCGAGTTAGCCAGTGGACAATTGATGCCGCACCAGGGGCCGAAGCCAAGGTTAATTTCACCATCCATCCTCGTGGCAATCAATACGGTTGGAGCAACACGGTATGACCGCAATAGATGCGGTGCTGGCAGAAATGACTGCCAGTTACGGCGACCTGTCTGCGCTTGCACGGCAACAGGTAGTCAGCGCAGAGGAAATAGCCGAGGCGTTGGCACAGGCAGACACAGACTCAGCGGAGTATGTTTGCCTCAAACTTTTGGAAAAAAATGTCCGACAAAATACAGAACACGAATGATCTGTTAAATTTTCTGGTGACTCAAGCCGAATCCCGCAAGGATTGGTTTGGGTTTACCCAGCAAAAAATGACAGGCATACAACTGGTGCATCAGATTGCTGCTAATCACGCCAACACAATGACGCCAGAGCAGATCGTGAAATTTGTCGTAGAACTTAACAATTTAATGTACAAAGATATTATCCGAGGATGACATGAGCGTCAGCATAAAACTTGAAGGCATCGGAAATGTTCATGCTGCTTTTGAAAATTTAGTGCAACAAGTAGGCGACAAAAATGCTAGAAGCAAAATATTAATCCCGGCAGTTCGGGAAGCAATGAAGACAGTTTTACAAGCTGCAAAAACTTTAGCGCCAAAAGACACAACGCAATTGGCAAACACTTTAACATTGTCGGCAAGGCGACCAACCAACAAAGACAGGAGATCAAAATACATTACGCAATCAGATACAGTAATAGCAATCGTCACGACAAAAGCGTTTCCTAAAAAGAAAAGACAGGAATTTTATGAAGAAAATGAACAATTATGGAAAACAGATCAAAAAGCCTATGCAAAGAAATTTAAGAAATTTGCTCAGTCTATAAATTTTCCATATGATGCAAGAGCCATAGCCCAAGAATTTGGTTCTGCTAGAAATGCAGCCCAGCCATTTATGAGGCCAGCGTTGGAATCGCAAGCGCAAGCTACAGTGACAAAACTTGGAGAAATATTAGCAAGAAGAATGAGAGAGGCTACTATTGAATATGTTGGTGGGCAACCTAGAATTATTTAATACAGGAAAAAGTAAACATGACAAGACTATCAAGCGCATTAGGAACTAGCGCACAATTACGAATTAAACAATTTGATCTTGGAGGTCATACTTTCAAGGTGCGAGTGCCACTTGTGTCTGAAAGTGATGCAATACACGCACGAATAATGAAACCGGATAGCACAACGGTAGATAACATTTATTCTGAATTAACAAAATCATTAAATGAATTTAAATCTGTTGAAAATTCAGAATTGGTTTTTACAGAAAACGATGTTGTAGTGTCTGGTCGTTCAATGCGTGAGGCAGCGACAAACAAAGCAATGATGGAAGCCCGTATCACGGAAATGGTGCGATTGCTGCAAGCAGAAAATCCTGCCAATAATCTTGATGACATTACATACGCTGAGATTGAACAAGAATGGCCTTTAAGCGTACAACGTGAGTTGGTTGAAAAAATTGCTGAAGTAATCAGCCCCATTTACCGGGAGATACGGGGAAACTAATCGGCTCGTTAAGGGAACAAGTCGCGGCTGCGATGATCTTTAACGGGCATACACCCGAATCTATTGCCAATCTTGACCAGATCACCATGCTGCAAATCCAAACACTTTATGCTGATGGAACAATCGGCAATCATGGATTGCTGGCACAGCTTGCAGTATTGACAACGGGAATCTTTAACTACATAAGACAGCCCAATGCAGCCCCTTACAAGCTGTCTGGTACGCTTGGCGCGGCACATGACTACTTATACCCTCCAGCGACAAAAGAACAGCTTGCAGCGCAGGCTAATGACAGTCTACTAGCTTTCATGGTGCAGGCACCAGGCTTTAATTCGGAGAAATTTAATCATGGCTAACATTGCTCGGCTCGGCGTAGCACTAGGTCTTAACAGCGCCGAGTTTGTCACCGGCATAGATGCTGCTGGAAAAAAGTTAGATCAATTTGCCGTAACAGCCGTAGGTGTAGCCAAAAATGGTATAGCGGCACTTGCGGCAGCTTTTTCTGTTGCTACGTATAAAGCTATTGGATATGCTGATGAATTGGCAGATGTTGCTGCTGCTAATGACATAGCAATAGATTCAATTATTAAGCTAACAAATGCTTTAGAAAATTCTGGCGGCAAAGGTGACAACGCTGGAAAAATGATTTCCAGTTTTACTGATTTTGTTGATAAAGCTGCCAAAGGTTCATTTGAAGGTCAAAAAATATTTAGTGAGTTAGGAATATCTTTAAAAGACATTGCAAATTTGTCTACGCAGCAGCTATTGCTAAAAACGGCTGACGCACTTGCAAGCATAGAAGACCCATTAACACGTAATGCTAGGGCCGCTGATGCTTTTGGAAAATCTGCCAAAAGCGTGGATATGGTGGACTTTGCCAAAGGATTAAGAGAAGGTAAAGGCGCAACGCTTGAACAAGAGCAAGCTATTAAAGACGCAGCAGAAGCATTTGACACATTTAGAAGTGTAGGTAGAGATGTTGCAATATTAATTATTCAATCAATTGGCCCATCATTAAAAAGTTTTGCTAATTATTTAAAAGAAGCAACGAAAGAAACTAGTTTTTTAAGTATTGCTTTTGGTTCAGCTTTTAAAACAATAGCACACGCTGCTTCTGATGTTACTTTTGTAATTAAAGGAATATCTGCTGAAGTAACTCATGCAATAAAAAATGTTCAAACATTAACAACTTATTTGATGACGGGTCAATTATCAAAAGGCGTTGACAAAATTGTAAAAGACAATCAGGAATATATTAAACAACGATTGCAAGAAAGAGCAGAACTTGATGCTTATCAAAATAAATTATTAGGCAATGAACCAAAAGTATCAGGTCGTGGAATAGGTTTTGAAGATTCAAGGATTGTTACTCCAGAGGATGAAAAAAGAAGAGAAGTAGTGCCGGGTGTTGATACCAAAGCACTTGCGGCAGCAAATGCGGCAGCAAAAGCTGCACAAGCCAAAAGATTTGAATTAGAAAAATTAAGGTTGCAAAATGAATTTGCAATAACAAGCAATCTTGAAAATGATTTGTTGTCTAAAGAAAAACAAATAAAACTTGAAAAAGACAAAGCATATGCCGAAGCAAGATTGGAAATAAAAGAAAAAAACATTTCTGAAGAAAATAAATTTGCAACTGAAAATTCATTAATATTGGCAGAAAAATTAAAATTAATTGACAAAGATGCTGCTGAAAAAATGGCGGTTGCAAGAAATAAATATAAACAAGAAGGAATACAAAAAGGTTTTGAAAATGACAAAGCATCACTGGAGAATTACTATTCAAGTGCAAATAAATTTTTAAACGAACATCAATTAATAGAACTTGATTATCAAAAGAAATTGGCAGAAGCCAATGAAGAAAACAGGCAAAAAAATATCACAGAAAATGGACAATTTGAACTGCAGAATGCAATTACTCTTGGCCTTAAAAAATTAACCATTAATGCAGAATATGAAGATAAGAAAAAAACAATGCTTCGCAAACAAATGGTAGAGCAAGCAAAAGAAGAAATGACAATGGCAGAAGAATTTGAAATAGAACGTTCTAAAGTTCACGCAAAATATTCAGAAGGAAATGCTGCAATACGAGAAAAACAAGATTTAGATAAAACAGCTTTAACTCGCGCTCAAGAAATGTTTAAATTAGAGCGTCAAGCAGTTTATTTAAAAGCAGAAGAGTTGCAGCAAGAAAAAGAATTATTAGAGCAACAATGGAAATATGCAGACGCTGTAGAAGCAATTATGTCAATGAAAAATCTTGACAGCATGGGCAGGATGGAAGCACTTGCAAGAGAAGAAAAACTAAATGAAAAAGCCTTGCAAAATATACTTGAACGGACAAGAATACTAAAGGCTGAAAAATCAGGCAGCGTTTTTGATGGATTCTTATTTAGGGCGCAGACTTTTGGTAAAGACATGGAAACCAGCTTTGAGGCTGGCGCAAAAGGTTTTGATTCATTGATGGGCAGTATGTCCAAAGCATTGGATGAATTTGTAACTACAGGCAAATTAAACTTTGAAGATTTTGCAAAGTCAGTTATTAAAGATATGCTTGCAATTCAATTTCGAGCATCTGCAAACAATTTATTTTCAATGCTTGCAAAAGCAGTATTTTCACCGTCAGTATCTTTAGCAGAGCCATTTGGTGGGCCAAAAGCGGATGGGGGGCAAGTTGAAAGCAACAGCAGCTATTTAGTTGGAGAACGTGGGCCAGAATTGTTTGTGCCTCGCAGTGCTGGCGCAATTGTGCCTAATCACTCTATGGCAATGATGGGCAGTGCTACAAACAATATTACTAACTACAATATTCAAGCAATTGATACTAAATCATTTGAAGACCGCATACTTGGCAGCAGCAAGGCAGTCTGGGCGGCTAATGCTTATGGAGCTAAAAACTTGGCACTTGGAAGGGGCAGGACATGAGTTTCCAGACAATCTTTGAAATCAGCCAAAGCATTAGCGTTCAAAACCGCCGCACGGTTGGACAGCAGGTTAGCAGATCAGGGCAAGTCAGGGTTGCTCAATATTTGACTTCCGTGCCTTGGTCTTTTACTGTCAAGCCTCATTCGTATTTGTACTATCCACAAGTTCGCAACGTTATACAAGCTATTGATAACAAAGATCGGCAACTGCCAGAAACAATTACATTTGCCAGCAGCCTGTTAAATTGGTTTACCAGCTACCAAGGCGCTTTGGTGCAGGCGCAAGTAGCAGCCATGACAATAGGAGCATACAGCAACAATGGAACTCAAATTACGCTTGGCAATTTGCCCAATGGCACATCAACACAATTGGTATTTAAAGCTGGCGATTTTATTCAAATCGGGGTTTACAGCTACAAAGTAACTTCCGATGTACCGCTAGGCAGCAACTCGCCGCATCCGGGCAACGCATCGATTACATTTAACCTGCACCGCCCAATTATTGGCACGCCTACAATCGGCAACGCATTGACGGCAGTCGGCTCAGACTGTACGTTTTATTTGCTGGCGGCACAATGCCCAACCTACACACTCAACCCAATGACTGCTGGCGCGTTTGTTGAATGGGATGGCGACTTTGTGTTTATTGAGGACATAACAGGATGACTACCGCAATGGCTGCACTGAGCAGCCCATCCATTATTCAAGCTGAATTTATACGGCTCATTACCAGCACGACAACCTATTATTTTTGCAATGCTGCGGCACCGATTACTGTAGACAGCATGACGTTTAGCAACTTAGGCAGCTTGTTATCAATCAGCGCAATTGACAGAAACATCAAAGCCAGCAGCGCAGACTTAGCAATTTCCTTGACAGGCGTAGATGGGGCTAATGTTGCAGTGGTGCTTGCAGCCAATATTAAGGGCAGCAATATTGATGTGTGGCGTGGATTCTTAGATAGCAACAATCAAATTATTACTAGCCCTACACAGCAGTTTTTTAAACGGTATTCAGGCATTGTCAGCAATTGCTCAATCACAGAAGATTTCAACGATCAACTGCGGACACGCATCGCAACGGTTGGGATTACTTGCGCCAGCTTTAGAACCATTTTAGAAAACCGCATACAAGGCATTAAAACGACTCCCAAGGCTTGGAATTTTACTTACCCATCCGACACTAGTATGAACCGAGTGCCAGTGATTGCAGCCACCTATTTTGACTTTGGCAAACCACCTCAATCAGCAACAGTTAGCAGCAACACATCCAATGTGTCTACAACATATGACATAAGTGGTGATGGCGGCCGAGGTAGCAATTAATGATCCGCGAAGCCAATAAGCATGATCTGCCTGCTTTGTTAAGCATGATGCAGGAGTATTCGGCAGAAGCACCTGTGCCTATTTTGCAAAACAAAGAATCACACGATGATGCTCATGTGTCGGCATTGATGACACAAATGATGGCAGGGCGTGGATTTGTTTTGATTGACAATGAACACCGAGGTTTTATTGCGGCATTGATTACTACAAATGTCTGGTGTCCAGATGTATATGAATTACAAGAACTTGCATGGTGGGTTAAAC